GTATCGGTGGTTACATGAAATTCGACAAGACCGAATTGGACTTGGTGCAAAAGCAATGGGAGGCTCTGCCTAACTTTGTTGGTGACGCAAACATTCTACCTTTGGTGGATGTTTCAGGTTCAATGACCTGCGCTGCAGGTGGTCATGGTTCCAAATCAGGTCTAACCTGTATGGAAGTTGCAGTCTCTTTGGGACTGTACTTGGCAGATAAGAATGAAGGCAAGTTCAAGGACACCTTCCTAACTTTCTCTGACAAACCAGAATTGTTGCACTTGAAAGGTAACATCAACCAAAAGATTGACCAAATGGTTAAATCTGATTGGGGTATGTCTACTAACCTACACAAGGCATTTGAAAGAATCCTTGATGTAGCAGTAAAAGGTGGCGTGAAACAATCTGAAATGCCAGCGATGGTGTTGATTTTGTCAGACATGCAATTTAACGCTTGCGTTAGACATGATGACTCTGCTTTGCAGATGATTGCACGTAAGTACACAGAAGCAGGATACACTTTACCAAAGGTTGTATTCTGGAACTTGAATGCCTCTTACGGCAACGCTCCAGTAAAGTTCGACACTTCTGGTACTGCATTGGTATCTGGTTTCTCACCAGCAGTCGTAAAACCACTGTTGGCTGGTGACCTAGATTCCTTTACACCAGAATCTGTGATGCTTAAAACCATCATGGATGACCGTTACAAAGTATTGTGATGGTATGAGGATTCGAAAGAGTCCTCATTTTGAAACATATTCAACAAGACCAAATTGTGTGTTGTGAGTTTTGGTCCTAGAATTCACCATAACATTCGAATGTGTTTCAAAATGATGTATATATAGATATATGCGGGATTAGTTTAATGGCAAAACTAGAGATTTCCAATCTTTCGTCATCAGTTCGATTCTGATATCCCGCTCCATTTAATGCGGTTTGTAATAGTACGATACAAGGTACCCCCTTGTGTTAACTGAGCAAAGCAGTAGACCGCTCCATTTATTTTTGAGGACATTATGAACATCACACCACTTGCAGATAAAATTGTCATTAAACGTATTGAAGGTTCTAAACAAACAGATTCTGGAATTATCCTCAAACATTCAGGTGAACCAGATAGAGCTGAAGTTATGGCCATCGGTCCTGATGTTGATGAAGTCTCTGTTGGTGATATTGTTCTTTTGGATTGGAATGCTGCAATGAAATCTGGTGACTACTATGTTGCCAAAATTGATGGTGTAGTTTTCGTATACGGAGAATAAAATGCCTGATGGTGGTAAAGGTTCTAGCCCAAGACCATTTAGTGTTTCACAAGAAACCTTTGGTGATAACTTTGATGCAATCTTTCGCAAACCATCACCAAAAGAAATAGATGATGCAATGGCCGAACAAGAAGAATTTGATAGAATCTTAGAAGATAATCTTAAACGCACTAAGCGTGAATTCGATGAGAAGGTTATTATGAAACCTGATTTCTTAGAATAAATATTGTAGCGGGTTGGTGAAACAGTATCACAGTGGGCTCATAATCCTCAGTTCCGGTGCAATTCCGTGACCCGCAACCAATTACTCTCTATACATATTAGATAAGAATTCTGCCTCAGGAATTCTAGTTCTTGTATTCTTACTACCAAGAACAACAACAATCCTATTCCCAATATTAGTGTCCAAGAATAGTGTTATGCATCCACCAGATGCACTAATGTATCCGGTTTTACTGACAACAATATTCTGGTGAGTACCAATCAATGGATTGGTATTACGAAAAACAAACCACTTATTTTTAATTTCTATTTTTATTTCAGACTTGCGACTAGCATATCTGATGTTGCCATAGAAACTTGCTTCTCTTGTGAGTTTAATCAATTGTCTTGATGTACTGACATTTCTTGCATCTAATCCAGTTGGTTCATATACAACTGTGTTTGTCATTTCCAAACTTCTAATTTTTTGGTTCATTGCTTGCACACATTCGACCAATCCACCAGGATAATGTTCACAAAGAGTTAGTGCTGCTCTATTGTCACTGGCCGTTATTGTTAGGTTTATTAATTCTAACCTAGTTAATTTTTGATTGTTTCTTGGCAACTTGTCGGCCAATTTTGTTGTCATTAATATTTTTTCATTTACATCTTGGTTTGCATCCAAGACAACCATAACAGTCAACAGTTTTGTTATACTGGCAATTGGTCTGACAACATCAATGTTTTCACCATCAATGATGTTACCTCTCATATCTGAAATTAACCAGGATTTTGCGGTGATAGGTTTTGCTGAGACAACTTGTTGATTAAAAAGTATGGCGAAAAATAGCAAAGAAGTAAAAATTTTGTATAACAATCAAACACCTCATCAAAGTTGGATATCATGGCGATTCAATTTGTGGTCTACAAGCTCTTGAATTATTAAATGAGGTGGTGTATATGGATTTCTTTTCACCTTTTTGACTGGTGTTAACCAAACATTTGTATTCACAGACTTGTATTCCCTTTTCATTCGTAAAACTCTTTTCCAATTGACAATATTTCTTATCGTTAATTGAAGATGCTTTTGTATATATGACAGCATCTGGCATAAAATTTATATTGATGGTGGGATGGGTAACCATCAGTGTTGCACTGGTTGTCAACAATGTAAAAAGTAATTTATTTTTCATCTATAGTCTTTAGTATACCACCAGACAAAACTCATTAGTCCTGTTGCAATCAATAAAAGAAATACGTAAAAAAAGAGAATGAATTTACCGAAGCCAACCCTATCAAATACCCATTCCAAAAATGTGTACTTATTTTTCTTCATTTGGTGTTATTAGTTTTTTATTCTGTTCTAAGTTTTTTTCATCAAGATATCGGATTGCTTCTAGTATTTTTTCGTTACGCAACTTTCTTTCTTTTTCCAATTCTTGCTGATATGTTTTTTGTTCTAATTCTGGCCATCTCTTTTTCTTGTCGTGATATAACCATGTCCAGAATACTGCTATTAATATTATGATAAGAATTATACCACCAACCAATGAAATTTCCATTGAAAGAGTTTCCATTCTTTTTCTGCGTTTAGCCGCTTTGATTGCATCTTCTTTCTCTTTGACCAATCTAGCAACTTTTTGTTCCTGAATGATTTGCCCACGCATATCTTGGAATCGTGTCCACAAATCTTTCAGGTCTGCTGGTACATGATAAATCATTTGTTCACGCAATTCGACTTCCATCTGTTCAAGTCTGGAACGAATAAGAACCCGTTGCAATGCTCTGCGACTTAGAGACACATCGCCGGTGTAAACTTCTTTGGCTTTCTTTTCTTCTTCATAAAACAATTCTTCAATCTTGTCCATAGCATCAAAGAATGTTCCCAACTGGTCTCCGATGGTTGACATGATATCATTTGGATCCTTTGATAGGTTTTCCTTTATCTCTTTTTTCTTTTGCTCAAACTGTTGCTTTTGTTCTTTTGTTGGAGGCTTGCTTTCATGTTGTTTGGAGAATTGTTTGTCCAAATCATCAAGAACACCCTTCACATCACCGGCTGCACTTTTGATATCTTTGTAGAGTTGGCAACCTTTCTTTACGGCTGCCACAGCCCCATTTGCTAGAGCCAGAAGGGTTAACGGATCCATCTTTTATACCATTTTTGTATTGACTTTATGACAAAACAATGATATAATACGACCTCAAAACACACTATATACTTATTTATGTGGTATTCTTCTGTATACTACATACACTACAAAGGTTTTTATTATGACTATAATTGTACTCAAACTCATCACCCACGAAGAAGTTTTAGGTGAAGTGAAATCCGAAACACCATTTGCATTTACCTTATGTAATCCCGTAGGAATTGCTGTGGTACGTGGCCAGGACGGTCAACCTAATGTTGGATTTGCACCATTCCCAATGCACGCTCCACAAATTAAAAACTCAACTATTGACATTGACAAGAAGAATGTAGTATACTACTATGTTCCTGCTGAAGATTTTATTACCAACTACAATCAAATTTTTGGTTCAGGTATCATTCTTCCAAACAAACAAATACTCAAAGGTTAATGGTTAATTTCTACACAAATGTTCAGTCTCTCGGTGGTAAAATTCTTTATCGTGGTGTCAAAGACGGTAAACGAATCAGACTAAAGATTGATTATGAACCACAATTGTATCTTCCTGCTCGCAAAGGTAACGGTACACACAAATCTCTTGATGGTATTGACCTTGTACCAAAACGATTCGATGGCATTCGTGAAGCAAGAGACTATGTAAAACAATTTGAAGATGTTGCTGGTGGCACAAAAATCTATGGTAACACCAGATTCGAATATGCATTTATCGCAGAACAACATACTGAAATGGTTGATTGGGATGCGGATAAAGTTTCTATTGCTGTGGTCGATATTGAGGTTGGTTCTGAGAATGGTTTTCCAGACCCATATCTTGCAAACGAACCAATCACAGCCATCGCCATAACCTATCTAGGTGGCCACACCTATGTTATGGGTTGTGGAGACTACACCAATGACGATCCAGACAATGTAACCTACTTCAAATGCAGGGACGAATGGTCTCTTTGCAAAAAGTTCTTGGATATCTGGACTCGTATGACACCAGATGTTATCACTGGTTGGAATACTAAGTTCTTTGATATACCTTATCTTGTAAATCGTTTTCGTAAAATTCTTGGTGAAGATGATACCAAGAAACTGTCTCCATGGAATTACATCACGGAACGCAAAACGATTATTAATGGCCGTCAATTAATTGCATATAGTTTTGTTGGTGTTGAATCACTTGACTATATTGAATTGTACAAATGGTATGCGCCGGGTGGTAAGTCACAAGAATCATATCGGTTGGATAACATCGCACAAGTGGAACTTGGTGAAGGTAAAATCTCATATGATGAATATGATAATCTCCATGCATTGTATCGCCTCAACTTCCAAAAGTTTATTGAATACAACATCAAAGACGTTAAACTGATTCTAAAGTTGGAAGATAAACTGAAGCTTCTAGAATTGGCCTTAACCCTTGCGTATGATACCAAGTGTAACTATGAAGATGTGTTTGCTCAGACCCGAATGTGGGATGCACTAACATATTCGTATCTGTTGAATCGTGGTATCATTGTACCACCCCGTGAAGTGCAGGACAAAGATGCTGCATTTGAGGGTGCATATGTAAAAGACCCACAAACTGGTATGCACAATTGGGTTGCATCGTTTGACTTGAACAGTTTGTATCCACATTTGATGATGCAATACAATATCAGCCCAGAAACACTAATTGAACCAGAAAACTATACACCAGAAATGCGTGAAGTACTTTCACAAGGTGTGTCTGTTGATAAACTCTTGAAATGTCAAATTGACACCTCAAGATTGGAAGATGTAACGATTACACCAAACGGACAATTCTTCCGTACGGACAAGATTGGTTTCTTACCTGCAATGATGGAAGAAATGTATCAAGACCGTAAGAAGTTTAAAAAGATGATGTTAACAGCTCAACAGGAGTACGAAAATGAAAAAGACGAATCTAAAAAATACGACATTGAGAAACGTGTGGCTAGATTTAACAACCTACAACTTGCAAAGAAAGTATCCCTCAACTCTGCCTACGGCGCTTTGGGAAGCCAGTATTTTAGGTTTTATGACCTACGCATGGCTTTGGGAGTTACTACCGCAGGCCAACTTTCCATCAGATGGATCGAAGCCAAAATCAACAAGTATATGAACAAGTTATTGTCCACAGATGATGTGGACTATGTGATTGCATCAGATACCGATTCTATTTACCTGCGCCTTGGTGACCTAGTAAACAAAGTGTATGGTGTTGATGGTGTTGTTAAAATGCCTGCACAAAAAGTTATTGAATTCATGGACAAAGTTTGTGAAGATAAACTACAACCATATATCGACAAGTCATATGAAGAATTGGCCAATTACGTCCATGCATATGCACAAAAGATGCAGATGAAGCGTGAAGGTCTTTCCGACAAAGGTGTTTGGACTGCCAAAAAACGTTATATTCTAAATGTGTATAACAACGAAGGCGTTCAGTACGCAGAGCCTCATATGAAGGTGATGGGTTTGGAAATGATTAAATCATCCACACCATCTGCCATCCGTGAGAAGATGAAAGCCTCAATTAAGCTAATGATGACTGGTACCGAACAAGAAGTGCAAGACTTTATTGCCAAGTTCAGGCAGGAGTTTAAAACATTGCCAGCGGAAGAAATATCTTTCCCTAGAGGTTTGAATGGGCTAAATACTTATTCCGATCCAGTGATGATGTTCAAAAAAGGTACACCAATTCATGTTCGTGGTGCGATTGTATATAATCATTACCTCAAACAAAAAGATTTGACCAAGAAATATCCATTGATCCAAGAAGGTGAAAAACTCAAATTTACCTACCTGAAAATGCCGAATCATTTCAAGAATGATGTGATTTCTTTTCCATCAAGAATACCAAAAGAGTTTGAGCTTGACAACTACATCGACTATGATGTACAATTCGACAAGGCCTTTCTGGAACCAATCAGTGTAATTTTGCGTTGCATGAATTGGTCTGCGGAAAAAACAAATTCTTTAGAGGACTTTTTTGCATGATATTCTTAACGTTACTGACAGCACTAGGTTTATCTGGCGTTGCAGCATACTATTCAGTTATAGGTTTAGCCCAAATATTTCCAGGATCTTTTTGGCCAGTTGTCATTATGGGTTCTATACTTGAAATATCAAAACTTGTAACTGTATCTTGGTTGTATAGAAACTGGAGGGAATGCCCTTTTCTTATCAAATCATATCTATCAATTGCTGTTGTTATTTTAATGTTGATTACCTCAATGGGTATCTTTGGTTTCCTATCAAAGGCACACCTAGAACATTCGGCAGACAATGCACCACTTGTAGATAAGATTGCATTGTTGGATGAGAAGATAAAAACGGAGAAGGAAAATGTCGAATCGAACCGCAAGGCAATTAAACAGTATGATGAGGCTGTGGATCAAACTATGGGTCGTTCAACAGATGAAAAAGGTGCCGACAAAGCGCAAGCAATACGCCGTTCCCAACAGAAAGATAGGTCTAGAATATTACAAGAAATTCAACAGTCGCAAGCCACCATTGCCAAATACTCCGAGGAACGTGCGCCTCTATCTACAGAGCTTAAAAAGGTTGAAGCGGATATCGGTCCAATCAAATACATTGCGGCCTTGGCATACGGTGAGGCGACTAATGATATTATCGACAAAGCGGTAAGACTTGTTATTCTATTGATTATTGTGGTATTTGATCCATTGGCAATTTTATTGATTATCGCATACAACATGTCAATACGACAAAAAGAAGATTTTGATGATAATGAAAACTTCTTTAAGCGTGCAAAAGAAACTGCCAGAAAATTAGATGAAGAACACCCTCCTTATTATGTTGCCGATGTTGGTGAAAAACCAACTAATGAAGAATTGGAAACAATACTAAAAGAACCTGAACCAAAAAAGGAAGAAACTGTAGAGATTAGAAAAGACAACATGATCGTGATTGATGAAGCTAGTGGTGAATCAATACCACCTATCACTTCATCTGAACAACAATTACCCAAAAAATTAGAACCTAAGTATGATTATGATGAACCATATTCGTTTCGTGAAAAAGGAAAATAAATGAGCATTCTTGACAAAATTAAAAAGAATAGTAGCATCAAAGATTCTGCTATTCTATCCAAATCAAAATTCTTCACACAGAAGGACATGATTTCAACGGCAGTACCAGCAATCAATATTGCGTTGTCTGGTAAACTAGATGGTGGTTTAACACCAGGTCTTACAATGTGGGCAGGTCCATCAAAGCATTTTAAGACAGCCTTTTCTTTATTGATGGCCAAATCTTACTTGGACAAATATGAAGATGCAGCACTACTATTCTACGATTCGGAGTTTGGCACTCCACAGTCTTATTTTGACAGTTTTGGTATTGACACAGAGCGGGTGCTCCATACTCCTCTTACAGACATTGAGCAATTAAAGTTTGACATTATGCAACAGTTGACCAACCTCGAGCGTGGTGAACATTTGATTATTGTAATTGACTCTATTGGCAACCTTGCATCTAAGAAAGAAGTTGAAGATGCATTAGAGGGCAAATCAGTTGCTGATATGTCCCGAGCAAAACAAGTGAAAAGTTTGTTTCGTATGGTCACACCACACCTTTCATTGAAAGACATTCCTATGATTGTGGTGAATCATACTTACAAAGAAATCGGTATGTTCCCCAAAGATATTGTTGGTGGTGGTACTGGTTCTTACTATTCTGCTGACAACATCTTTATCATCGGCAGACAACAAGAAAAAGAAGGAACAGAAATTGTTGGATATAATTTTATCATCAATGTGGAAAAATCTAGATATGTTAAAGAGAAATCTAAAATCCCTATCACTGTTTCTTTTGATGGTGGTATTAGCAAATGGTCTGGGTTATTGGATATTGCTTTGGAGTCCGGACATGTTATCAAACCTAGTAATGGTTGGTATTCAAAGGTAGACAAAGATACCGGTGAGATTGAACAAAAGAAATGGCGCATCAAAGAAACCGATAATAAAGATTTTTGGTTACCAATTCTTAAACAGAAATCTTTCCAAGAGTTTGTTGAAACCAGATACAGTGTTACCAGTGGTGCGATTATGCAAGGTGATATTGAACAAACATTCGATGTTGAAACTACAAATGGTGCAGTATGACAGAAGGTATTGATTATTGCTTCATCTATCCGAAAGATGATAAGTCTTCCGTACACATCAAGTTTTTAGAAGGTCCATACAAAGATACCATCTTCAAGTATGGTAAGGTAAAGTTCAAGGAAGAAAATGAACAAGTCTATTTACTTTTTGCTTACGATGTGATAGAATCGACAGTCAAGAAGCCAGCCAAACTGGAAAAAGATGGCGACTTTAAAAATTATATTGGTGACTTATTGGTAGAAATAATGTCATCTAACATTGAACAGGAAGTGGTTGATGAAACTGGAACAGACGATCTTAAAGAATCTAATCTACAATGAAGAATATCTACGCAAGGTTTTGCCATTCTTAAAATCAGAATATTTTACCGACAGAACAGATAAAACATTATACCATGAAATTGCATCGTTCACAGAAACTTACAATTCTCCACCAACGATTGAAGCGCTTGTATTGGCCGTCAAAGAGAGGCGTAACCTCACAGATGACGAAGTGGAGAAGTGTGAAACTTATCTCCAAGAAATTGCAAAAACTAAGGATGAAGAATCCAAGGTTCAATGGCTTACTGACAAAACCGAACAATTCTGTCAAGAGAAAGCGATATACAATGCAGTACTGGGGGCTATTTCCATACTTGACGGGAAAGACAAGACCCAAGACAAAGGTGCGATTCCCAAGGTATTATCGGACGCTCTGGCTGTAAGTTTTGATAATTCAGTTGGCCACGACTATCTAGAAAACTCCGATGAACGATATGAATTCTACCATCGTAAAGAAGAACGAATCCCCTTTGATTTGGATTTCTTTAACAAGATCACAAAAGGTGGTCTACCCACTAAAACGCTTAATATTGCTCTTGCCGGAACTGGCGTGGGAAAAAGTTTGTTCATGTGCCATGTGGCTGCAGGATGTATGGTTCAAGGCAAGAATGTACTCTACATCACCATGGAAATGGCTGAAGAAAAGATTGCAGAAAGAATAGATGCGAATCTATTGAATGTCACAGTTGATGACCTCGTAAATTTACCGAAAGAGATGTATGATAAAAAGATTGCTAAACTCCGTGAAAAGACTGTCGGAAAACTTATCATTAAAGAATATCCGACAGCATCTGCAAGCACCACTCATTTTCGTACCCTTCTCAATGAGCTCAATCTTAAAAAGTCTTTTGTGCCTGATATTATCTTTGTTGATTATCTTAACATTTGTTGTAGTGCTAGAGTTAAAGCTGGTGCTAATGTCAACAGTTACACCTATGTTAAGGCTATTGCCGAAGAGCTGCGTGGACTTGCAGTTGAATACGGAGTACCAATTGTATCTGCAACACAAACAACAAGAAGTGGTTTTACTTCATCCGACCCCGGACTTGAGGACACAAGTGAGAGTTTTGGTCTGCCAGCAACCGCAGACTTGATGTTTGCTTTGATTTCTTCCGAAGAATTGGAAGAACTTGGCCAGATTATGGTCAAACAGTTGAAGAATCGTTACTCTGATCCAACAATGTACAAAAGATTCACCTTGGGTATTGACAGAGCGAAGATGCGCCTGTATGATGTGGAACAATCTGGTCAAGAGGGCATTACTGATTCTGGTCAACCAGATAAACCACTCAACACATTTGGTAACAGAGAAAAACCACAAAAGAAATCATTTGATGGATTTAAGGTATGAATTTAACCAAAGATGATGCAGTACATTGTGCCAAAGTATTTCAAGATTACTTTGGTAACTTTCATCGTGTGGATGAATACATGCGTGACCAGAAATTGGCATCTTTGTCTGGTCTATCTTCTAATCCTTTGTTTCCATTAGAAGATGATTTATTCTCAGACTTCACAATGCATCCAAATGATATGGATTTTGAAGTACTTGAAATACCACAAGAGACTTGGGAAACATTACTCAATATTACCAGTTCACACATCAACATTTCACCAGTTGGCCGTCAGATAAGATTGGCCGTCAAAGAGAAGAACACAGGAAAGTTCGTTGGATTCATTCGGTTAGGTTCACCTGTAATCAACATGAAACCACGTAATGAAATGCTTGAACAAGTGTTTACACAGAAACCGGAGTGGTCCAAACGATTCAATGGTTCTTCAATGATGGGTTTTGTCATTGTGCCAGCGCAACCTTTCGGTTTCAATTATCTTGGCGGAAAGTTACTTGCAGGTATATGTACCTCACATGAAGTCCGAGATATCGTAAACAAAAAGTATGGTATGAATCTGTGTTTATTTGAAACTACCAGTTTGTATGGAAGTTCCAAAACTGTGTCACAATATGACGGTATGAAACCTTATATTCGTTATAAAGGTTTGACTGATAGTGATTTTATTCCAATGATGCACGGCA